CGAATTAATCATCCGTCACCAATGTTTCAACGCAGAACATTTTACTATTGCGGAGCAGGAGCTGTTGTAGGGCTTGCTGTTTACGAAACATTGAAGAGCGTGGATTGGAGAGGTACTCTATCCATGCTGTGCGAAGTGCTGTCCGACGATCTGCCAATTGAGTCAGACGTCGTTTTAGACGCCTTCGCGCAAACAACTTGTGGCCAGGTAATGCGTACACCTGGTCACACGCACCCAACCGCGGCTGCCTTGAGGACAACTGCTCGGGATGTTGCTACTGCAGTAGCATCCAAAGCAGGTTGTGAGCTATTCGTTGTGCAGATGTCAAAATCGGATCAACGGAAAGGCTACAAAGGTACTCGGCAGACGTATTGGACTAAGGACACTAAAGCTGAGAATCGGCTCGATGTTCCTCAAGCAGACGACATTGCGTTCGACTGTGATGTTAATTATTACCGCAATATGCCGGAAGTAATTAGCGAGGAGCCTAGAGCCCATCTCATCTACACTGTAGTTCCGGAAACGGCGTGTTCATCAGCAGAAGACGACACGAGTTTCTGGTTCAATGAGAACGGAGAGTTAGAGACCAGAGTAGCTGGTGGCGGCCAGTACCGTCATCGACTTTGGGACTACTCCACCGATTCATTGAAAGCGTGTAAGAAGTTCATGGGCATTACCTATGAACTCACGACTTACGCAGTGGAAAGGAAGCAAATTGGGAGGCACAGGCAATTAGTATTGCTTGTACCTCTGGCCAACTATAAAGGCATTGTATCTTTATTGGCTGATTGGCTTACTACTGGATCGCGGGAATTGGATAGGTTTGATCCTATTACTGATGCTAGCGGAGAGAAGTTTGTAAGATTTAATGTAATCACTGCAAACAAAGCCTCCGTTACGACTGCTAGACCTAGCACATTGTTATGTGCTACAGTCGATGCAAAGTTAGACGCTGCTGTGGCCGCCGCTGCTAGATTGGGAACATCTAATTTGATGCTTCCAACTACAGCGAGTTGGCTAGGGAAAGAGGAAAGGCCTGCTTCTGCAGTCCTTACTGAGTATTACAGGAAATGCGTTGGTGTTACCAAAGCTACTGTTTATCCCGTACAGCATGGTGTAAGAGCATATCAGTATGAACCAAGAAATTTTGACCCCGATGTTAAGCCAAAATTGCAAGCCTTCATGAGTCCATTAGTCCATGAAGCATTCGCTCCAGTAGCGAATGATGCCGGAGAACGAAGATGTGTCGAGGGGAGAATTAACAACCTTAAGAAGGAGGAACCTCGACCTGATGGATTCGTAGACCGGTGCATAAACGAGTTTGTGGAGCTCGTTGTATGCGGGTGCATCCTTGAGCCTGTTTGTTTTGAGACGGTAGAATCGAAACAAACCAGTGCTGCACAAAAACTGTCTTTGAAGAAGGCGATAGTTGCTGGCATGCATACTAGTCGTATTCTACGTTGCTTTATCAAATCTGAAGCATATGCTGGGGTCAAGGATCCGAGAAACATCTCTACTTATGATGACTCGGATAAACTTGATCTTGGAATGTTTTCTTTGGCTTTGTCAGAACACTTGAAACAGTTTGCGTGGTATGGTCCCGGAAAGACACCGTTACAAATTGCTAATCGTATGGCTGAAATTTGCAGCAATGCTACACAATTTGTTAACATAAGTGATTATCATCGAATGGATGGCACTGTGTCTTACAAATTACGGGAAGTAGACCGGGCGGTGTTTATGAAGGCCTTTAAACACCACCGCACTGGGTTGAATGAACTATTGAAACGAAATTCTGATAATAAAGGAGTTTTGCCCAATGGAACCACATTTGATCAAGGATCTTCACACGGATCTGGCAGCGCAGATACCAGCGTTGCACAGACATTGCGAGCAGCATTCGCAGCATACCTCGGATTCCGGAACGTCATCACCAAGGAAGGCCGCAGATACGGCCCAAAGGAAGCTTTCTCAAGCTTGGGACTTCATCTCGGTGATGATGGCATTGATGCTGACTTGCCCACAAGAAACCATGGGTGGGCCGCAAAACGAGTGGGACTCGTATTGGAGGCCGCTGTGGTGGAAAGAGGGCAACGAGGAGTCAATTTTCTGGCACGCTACTATACATCGGAAGTCTGGCATGGACGTACTGATAGTATGTGCGACGTCAAAAGACAGTTATCCAAGTTCCACACAACGGTCCGTTTACCGGATAATGTACGACCTCAAGAAAAGTTGGTTGAAAAATCAATGTCGTACCTGGCAACAGATCGTAACACACCCGTCCTCGGACAACTTTGTCAACAGGTGCTTATGCTTGAACCCACAAGGAGAACTCCACATCTTGGAATCAGTACTTGGTGGTCCAGATTCGAGCAGTCAGAGCAATTCCCCAATGACAATGCTGATGGATGGATGGATGTGGAATTTGAACATATGTTACCGGAATTTGACAGGAATTTATTCAGTGAATGGCTGGCTGCAACCCGAACGCTTGAGGAAATACTTGAAGCTCCATTGTGCCAAAACCCCAGACCACAATCACCAGTGGTCGTTGATGTCGTTGTTGATGGCGACATCTTGGATGCGGCGACAACACAAGAGGAGGAACCAAGCGAAGACCCGAGCGACGAGGTTGTTCAATCGCAGAAACCTGGCCGCAAGAGACGCAGAGGTTCAAAATCCCGGCCAGTCCCCAGATCCAATGCAACAACTAAATAGCGGTATTAGTTCTATGTTGTTGTAGTTGTTTGTGCGAAG